GGCATCAAAGGATGCCGGTATTGACCTTATAAATCTTGGAGAAGAAACAGTTCTTCCGGAAATCGCGGGATACGACAACCCAACAGTTGATGACCTACCCCCACTTACATTGGATGGTTCACACCTACCCGACATAGTGGGCTATGAGTCGCCATCAGCTGATGAACTTCCGCCACTAGAATCATAGTGGCAACACCCGAAAAGAAAGTAAAACAAAAAGTATGTGCCAAGCTTAAAGAACTTGGTGCGTACTACTTTTATGCCTCAACGGGAGGATATGGGGCAAGTGGTGTACCTGACATCGTCGCATGTTACAAAGGTAAGTTTATCGGGATCGAGTGTAAAGCCAATGGCAACAAAGCAACGGCCTTACAACAGAAACACTTACGCGAGATAAGTATGCAACAAGGAGTCTCACTAATTATTGACGAGACGAATATTGAGATGTTAGAGTATTACGTTAAAGGTAAACGAGTGATGAGTTTGGAGAGTAAAACATGAGAGCAGACCTAAAAGATGATGTTGTGAACCACCCAACACATTACACTATAACCAAGTTTGAAGTGATAGAAGTGTTAGAGGAGTTTTTCCCTGACGACCCATTACTTTGGCAGTGTGGTAAGTATTTATTAAGATGTAAACACAAAGGCAACCAAGCCCAAGACTTAAAAAAAATGGTGTGGTATGCTAATAGACAAATCAAAAAATTAGAGAAAGGAAATAAATGACTGTGAAACGTAGACATTATTCAGATGAAAAAGAACAAGAGTTTTTAACAAGAGCGATAGCATATATGGAGAAAAACCCAAAGACAACTAGGGGTAAAATTGCTTTATACGCGGGGGTGGGGGTTAGTGTGTTAGAACGATTTGAGAAAGAGGGTAGACTAACACTGCCTCCGAAGTTGACTACAAAACAGGCTAGGGCTACAAGCCCGTGGGCAAAAGGTCACATGGTATGAGTGACGAGATAGACGTAGCCAATAACGAAGCACAGAAACAATTAGAGGCGACTCTAAAAAGTGTTGACACGTCTGTTGAAGAAAACGGCACCGGCAAATGCATGTGGTGTGAAAAAGAAGTAAAAGATAAAAGAAGATGGTGTTCAGTTGAATGCCGGGACGAGCATACATTTTATGCTAACAAACTATAAGGAGAACGACATGACTGTGTGGCCTCAAGAACATAAAGATCCTGATGAAGATGAGAAAGATGTACACTCTCTATCAGAAAGGGATTACAAAGTATTAGAGTATTTTGTTAATACTGTAGTGATTGTGACGGCGAGTTACGCGCTTTATCTGTTGCTGACATAATGACTATAATTAAAGAAGATAACAGAATTGGCCCCGCAGTGTGTTGTAAGTGTGGCGATGACGCAAAGATTAACCACGGGGGCAAGTGGTATTGCTCAATAGAATCAGACATGGGCGTGATGAATCTAAAAGGGTTTTGTATAAAAAAACGAAAGGGAAAACTTGAATCTAATAACGATTGACTTTGAAACATTTTACGATGTGGGATTTAGTCTATCTCGAATGACAACAGAAGAATACATTAATGATGAGCGATTCCAAATCATTGGTGTAGCAATAAAAATAGATGACGGAAAAACAGAATGGTATGCCGGAGAAGAGGTAGTAGCAAAAGCCATAGCCGACATCGCGTGGGCTGATGCAATGTTATTGTGTCACAACACTTTGTTTGATGGCGCTATTCTTAAATGGAAGTTTGGTGCAGAGCCGATGAAATACCTAGACACCTTGTGTATGGCAAGATCAATACATGGAGTAGATGCCGGGGGTTCACTTAAAGCTTTGGCTGAACGTTACAAACTGGGAGAAAAAGGTACAGAAGTCTTGGATGCTAAAGGTAAACGCATAGAAGACTTTCGCGACCATGAGCTACGTCAATACGGGGTGTACTGTAAGAACGACGTGAAGCTCACTTACGAGCTATTCAAGAAGTTAGCTATTAATTATCCGGCTAACGAACTTAGGCTTATTGATATTACATTACGCATGTACATCTTACCCGAGTTAAAGTTAGACACAGATTTACTTGTGGATAGATTGAAAGATGTCAAGAGTGAAAAGCTTAATCTACTACAAACACTTGCGGACAAACTTGAATGTGAAGTAGAAGAAGTGCGTAAAAGATTAGCAAGTAATAAACAGTTTGCTAACGTGTTGGAACAGCTAAATGTACCAGTACCAATGAAGACAAGCCCAACAACAGGGAAAGAAACTTATGCATTGGCCAAGGGTGACCAAGGGTTTTTAGCTTTATGTGAACACTCAAACGCTTTTGTACAAGAGCTATGTGCAGTAAGACTCGGCACCAAATCTACGATTGAAGAAACTCGCATAGAGCGGTTTATTGGTATAGCCGAACGTAACCACAATCAACTCCCTATACCTTTGAAATATTATGGCGCACATACAGGACGTTGGGCCGGTTCAGACAAAGTAAACTTCCAGAACCTACCATCGCGCGACAAGAAACAAAAGGCATTGAAGAACGCTATCCTCCCCCCAGACAACCACGTGATTATAAATTGTGACTCTTCGCAGATCGAAGCTCGTATACTAGTCTGGTTTGCCGGACAACACGACGTACTTAAACAGTTTGAAAGGGGGGAAGACGTGTATTCAGTGTTTGCATCTAAAGTTTATGCCAAGCCTCAAGTAAATAAGACCGAACGAGCCGTAGGTAAGACTTGTATCTTGGGATTAGGTTATGGTACTGGGGCAAAGAAACTGCGAGATGTATTAAAGATTAATGCGGGTGTAGAAATGACCGAGATGGCTACACAAAGATTAGTTAATTTATATCGAGAAGTAAACCATGAGGTGGTAAAACTGTGGAAAGAATGCGACCGTGCATTAAAATTTATGGCGTCTTGGCCTAAAGATAAACCTGCTTATTATTTAAGCAAAGTGAACTGTGTATTGGTTACACCCGAAGGATTAAAACTACCCAACGGATTGTATTTACGCTACCCAAATTTAGAGCTAAAAAATGACGGCTATACTTATACATCAAGACGTGGAGAGATTAGTATTTGGGGCGGTGCAGTCGTAGAGAACGTAGTTCAAGCATTGGCTAGGATAGTTATTGGATTACAAATGACTGTTATTGATACTAAATATAGACCCTTACTTACTGTGCATGACGCAGTGGTGTGTGTTGCGCCGGAGGCAGAAAAATATGAAGCATTACGTTTTATTATGCAGACTATGAATAAAGCACCGTCATGGGCAAAAGGCTTGCCGGTAACGTGCGAAGGGAATTTTGGGAAAAACTATGGCGAATGCTAATTACTTTTTTAAGATACCTGACGAGTCGATAGCTTCGGAGATGATGTACCTTCGGGCAATTACTGCACGTAAGGATTCGTGGATTGACTATTATAATTTTAAAGCTATAGAAGTACAAGATGATTGGGTAGTTGATCCTTGGTGGAAATACTTATATAGAGCGCATCCATTTAAAGCCGGGATTATTAAGTTGGAGGCTAACACTTACTACGATTGGCATATTGATACTGATAGAGGAGTTGGGGTCAACATGTTGTTAAATAACTGGGACAGTAGCCATTGTATGTTTAACCCAAATTTAAAACGCGGGACAAATGTAGCACGGGGCAACGTCAAAGGCAAGTTTATTGAGTTAAAGTACAAGCCACAGACCTATTACTTATTTAATGCGCAAGTTGCACATACGGTGTATAATTTTGAAGAAACTAGGTATTTATTGAGTGTAGATTTTGAAGAGGATAGAACTAAATTAACTTATAATCAGCTACTTGCAGAGATAAAGCGCGAGCGTTGGTGGGATAAATAGTATATGACTTTAACAGAGGGCGCATTTATTCTTACAGTTAGTTTAAGTGGCGACTACGACGATTTAGAATTCGTAGGGTATTTTAATGACTGCCAAACAGCGATAGCATACTACCATGAGAACTGTAGTGAATACATGGCAGCGAGTTGTTTATTAACGGAGTATAGCAATCTTCCTAGCGATCACCCTGATGTATTTGGATTTGAAATAACCGAACCACAATCCTGTGGCTTCGTAGGGGTAGACCCTAAAACTTTTACTAAGGATAAATAATGTTGCACGAAATGTACGATGGGTTAATGATAATGGACTACTTTGATGACTGCATAATAGGCGTTGTTAAGGGAATAGATAACGAAGACAAAGTTTGTTATAGCTTTCAACAAGTAATAGCAAAGTTGATGCGCGAAGATGAGATGACTGAAGAAGACGCATTAGAGCATTTTTACTACAACATGATGGGGGCGTATGTAGGCGAGAATACCCCATGTTTTTTATTTAAGGAAAATGATTAATGGCAAAAATTAAACAGACGGAACAAGTAAGAGAGCCTGTGCACAAACGAACGAGTCAGGGCGGACGAGTGGCCAAGACTTCGACTATGAATAAAAGCTTTCGTAATTCGTTTAAAAAATACAGGGGCCAAGGACGTTGAAGACCATTGTTCATGTTAATCAACATGTCATAAAGTCGAACAGAAAGAACGAGGTAGAAGAGCCTGTATTGACTGTTAAGACATACAAGAGCAACACCTATGCACATGAAGTAAATATAAAAGGGGACTCTAAAGTAGTATATAGCCCAAACAAACCGCTGTCATGTGGTGCACATGTTTGGATAGAAACTCAATCGGAAGTGGAGATAGTTAAATAATGGCCGATTTTACGTGGAGTTTTTCTTCCCTAAAAGAATACATCAACTGCCCTAAAAAATACCAAGAGGTAAGAATTTTAAAGAACTATTCTTTCATAGATACGCCTCAAACTATTTATGGTAAAGAAGTTCATGAAGCATTAGAGCTTTATGTACGCGACAATAAACCATTAGCCAAAAACTATTTGCGCTTCAAGAAGATGGTAGACACATTGGTGGCTATACCAGGGGAGAAGTATCCCGAGTACAAAATGGCGTTGACCAAAAAAATGGAACAGTGTGATTTTGATGATGAGAACAGATGGGTGCGTGGCATAGCCGATTTGGTTATTGTAGATGGCGACAAAGCTTTTATCATTGATTACAAGACGGGGTCGAATAGATACCCAGACACTAAACAATTAAAACTCATGGCACTCATGGCGTTTGTTTGTTTCCCTGAAGTTAATAAGATAAAAGCCGGACTGTTATTCTGTATGAAAAATAGTTTTGTTCAAGAGTCGTATACTAGAGATGGGATACACAGGGCTTGGAAATCATTTGAACAACCGTTAGATCGGCTAACAATGTCTTACGATAAAGATGAATGGATACCTAACCCTACGCCATTGTGTGGATGGTGTCCTGTCGAGACATGCGAACACCACAAGCCTAGACGTTAATGTATAAAAAACGGGTTGCCTGTGTTGTTTGTGGGGATAAATTTACTACTACTCACCCAAAGTATTTGACATGCTCTAAAAAATGCCGGGGCGTAAACAAAGTTAATCGTCGGTACCAAAGGATGAACAACGATTGGATAGCGTACTTTAAACATCTGCTGTCTAAAAAGAAAGACTCAACTTTAACCACTGATCAGTTGATATACAAAGTGGCAGAGCAAGATTATAAGTGCGCGTTGTCTGGGAGAGAACTTACGTGCATCCGAGTGCGAGGAAAAGTTATACAGACTAATGCAAGTATAGATAGAATTCATGCGGGAAAAGAGTATAATTACGATAATATACAGATAGTTTGTAGAGCCGTGAACTCCTTTCGGGGTAACATGGAAGTAGAAGAATTTATTTTTTGGTGTAAAGAGGTAGCTAATCATGGCGTATGTAAATAAAAAAAGACCTTATAAGAAAGAGTATCAGCAGCAAAAAAGTCGTGAAGAACATTCTAATCGTATGGAGCGCCAAAAGCTTAGACGCAAAGTAGATAAGAATGGTAAAGATGCTAACGGTAATGGCGTGGCGGACAAGAGAGAAGGTAAAGATTTAGCTCACAAAAAACCTTTATCAAAAGGCGGTAGCAACAAAGACGGTTACACAGTTCAATCAAAATCTAACAACCGATCGTTCAAAAGAAATTCAGACAGCTCAATAAAAAATAAACAATACCTAGCAAATAAATAAAATATAGCTTGACTTGTATTTAAATAGCGTCCATACTGTTATTTCAATGAGAGGACATTATGGAAATACTAGAAAACGTAGCTGTTAAATTAACGGTGCCAAACACAGTGGTGCCTGCGATACAAGAGCGCATTAAAAAATTTAAAGTTTTAGAGACTGGCGAGACAATGTCTGACGTTGTTATTCGATGGGGTCTAGATGAGATGACGTTATTATCTGATTTATTAAACTTTAAAAAATTCCCACCCTCACCTATTGTTCGAGACTATAAATGGTCCGGTAGATTTCATCCGTTCGATCATCAGAAAACTACGTCTGAATTTTTTAGTGTGAATCGCAGAGCTTTTTGTTTTAATGAGGCCGGTACAGGCAAAACATCTAGTGTCTTGTGGGCATCTGATTACTTAATGAATGAGGGTAAGATTAAAAGAGTTTTGGTTATTTGTCCATTATCAATCATGACATCAGCGTGGAAAAACGATATATACAATACCTGTATACATAGAACTCCGGGTGTGGCTTATGGTTCTGCTGAAGATCGACGCGCGATTATTAATAACACTCAATATGAATTTGTAATTATTAATTATGATGGAGTAAATATTGTTAGAGACGATATTGCTAAAGCTAATTTTGATTTGATTGTAGTAGACGAAGCCAATGCCTACAAGTCTGTGACGACTAAACGATGGAAAACTTTAGCGAAGATACTTAAACCTGAAACACGATTGTGGATGATGACTGGAACTCCGGCATCTCAATCTCCGGAAGATGCATTTGGTTTGGCTCGATTAGTATGTCCTGACCGCGTGCCTAAATTTAAGACGGCATGGCGCGATAAAGTTATGAATCAGATTACTAGATTTAAATGGATGCCTAAACAGAATAGCCAAGAGGTAGTGTTCAATGCCTTGCAACCTGCCATACGTTTTGCTAAAAATGATTGCCTTGATTTACCGGACGTAACTTACCAAACAAGAGAGATACCACTTACGCCACAAGTAGAAAAATACTACAAGAAACTGAAGAAAGAAATGATTATTGAAGCAGCCGGGCAAGAGATAACTTCAGTAAATGCAGCCGCAGCCATGACAAAACTATTACAGATTTCTGGAGGCGCAGTATATACTGACGACCATCAAGTTGTGCAGTTTGATATTAAACCTAGACTTAGAGAACTTGTAGATACTATAGAACAAACAGCGCATAAGCTTTTGGTATTTGTACCATATCGACACACTATAGATATAGTGGCACAACATTTAGAAGAACATAACATTACTACACAAATTATTCATGGGAGTGTGTCGGCCCACAATCGCACACAAATTATTAAAGAGTTTCAAAATGCCAACGACCCAAGAGTCTTGGTCTTACAACCACAAACCGTAGCGCATGGCATCACGCTTACACGAGCAGACACTGTAGTGTTTTGGTCTCCTGTGATGAGTGTTGAAGTCTACATACAATGTATAGCGCGGATTGATCGAGTGGGACAAAAGAACAAGATGACAGTAGTACACTTACAGGGTTCGGCAATTGAGAAGAGGATGTATGCAATGCTACAAGGTAAAGTAGATAGGCATATGAATTTAGTTGATTTATATAGAGAGGAGATAGGACTATGAGCGAAGTAAAAGTAGATTCCTTAGTGAAAGCTTATTTGGCTATTAGATTAGAGCGAGATAAGTTAGCTAAGAAATATCAGCAAGAGGATAGTGAACTCAAAGATCAGATGAATAGATTAGAGAGTGCTATGCTAGAAACTTGTGATCACATTGGTGCAGAAACATTACGCACCGAAAGCGGTACGATTATTAAAACCCTTAAAGAAAACTTTGTATGCGGGGATTGGGATAACTTTAAATCTTATGTATTAGAAAACCAAGCTTTGGAGTTATTACAGCAACGCATCAGTCAGTCGAACTTTAGAGAGTTTTTAAGTACACGAGAGGAGGAGGGTCTCCCTCCTGGTATCAGTACGATGAGAGAGTTTAAAATAACTGTACGTAAACCAACTAGTAAATAAGGAGAATGACTATGGCTCAACAGCCTGTAACATTTACAACACCTCAAGGTGTTGCGCAATACCCTTGGTTATCTAAACCGGATACTAAATTTTCGGAAGAGGGCGACTATAAAGTAAATCTCATTATAGCCAAAGAAGAGGCATTACCTGCGTTAAAATTAATTAACCAAGTGTATGCTGAGAACTATGAAAAAGAAGTTAAGAAAGCGAAGGGGGCTGAAATTAAGAAAGCACCCCCTCCATTTTCCGAAGAGCTTGATGATGCCGGCCAACCTACAGGTAACATCATACTTAAGTTTAAATCAAAAGCAGCGTATAAACCAGCTATCTTTGATGCTAAGGGTATCCCTATGATAGACAGTAATATTTGGGGTGGCTCGGAGTTAAAAGTAAATGGTTCAGTTGCCGCATACTACACCCCTTTGATTGGCGCCGGAGTCGCTTTAAGACTTAGAGCCGTCCAAGTTATTCAGTATGTTGAAGGTGGCTCAGGTAGCGCTGATCGCTTTGGCTTTGAAGCAGTTGCCGGCTATGAGCATAAGGCTCCTGAGACTTTTGAAGAAGTGACAGCTACAGAAGAAGCGCCTGCCGTTAAAGAAGACGAACCAGTAGTTAGATCTGATGGCAAAATACCACCTAAACCTGCTGATGATTTGGCAGATATTCTTAAACAGTTTGCAGAGGAATAACTATGCCAAAAAAATATAGCCCAGAGTTTTTAATAGAGCTTAATACTTTTGACAAAGATAGACCCGGAGTTCAGTTAGCGAAGGCCTGTGTAAATGCAGACCTTCCTATCACTGAAGTCGCTAAAGTTTTTGAGGTGTCTCGGATGACTATTCATAGTTGGTTCCGAGGCTCTCCTATTAGAGACAAGAACTGTACTAAAATTAAAAAATTTCTAAAAGCACTTAATGAAGCGTGGGATGATCAGTTTGAGAATCATACAGATACTCTACCGTTGTCGCATTTAAAATTAGCTAAAGAATTTTTAAATACTAAAATAGTCCCTAAATTAGGGGTTGAAGATTAATCCGATAAGAGTAGAATAGATAACGCTCCGAAGGTTTTAAAAAACTGCACATTAGTGTAGGGGCGTCTTATCGACTAAAAAAGTAAAGGCAAATATGTTAAATGAATTTTATAGCAAAGCATTACCCGACGAAGGTATTTATTGCATAGCTTATAATAAACCAAACACAAAACTTTTTAATCAAGCATTCGCACAAACTCTAGATGAAGCCGTTAATTTAATAGACAAGTACAAAGAACACCACAATACTTTTATTGCTATGGGCACTTTTGAAACTCAAAAGCGTGAAGCAGCTCGTACTAAATTTATTAAATCTTTTTATCTTGATTTAGATGTAGGTGAGAATAAAGAATACGCATCTCAAAAAGAAGCGCTACTAGCGTTAGGTGATTTTATTGAGAAGACTCAGTTACCTATGCCTGCTATTGTAAATAGTGGTAATGGCATTCACGTGTATTGGTTTTTGAAACATCAGCTTACAGGGGAAGAATGGAAACCATTAGCTGAAAGACTTAAAAAGTTTTGTATAAGCATGGGGTTAAAGATTGATCCTTCTGTAACTGCAGATTCGGCACGCATCTTAAGATGCCCCGACACAAACAATTACAAATCCGAACCCCCTAGGCCCACCTTGATATTAAAGGATGCACCTGTTTACGAACTTAAACGTATTATGAGTTGCATTGAGAGCAAAGAAGTTCCGCTTGAAGAGTTAGTGACACAACAGAGTTTTACTGAAGAAGAGAAAAAGCTAAAGTATGGAAACATTGAAAACAAGTTTGAGGTGCTATTAAAAAACAGCATTAAAGAAAATGATCAAGGTTGTGCTCAAGTAAAATATTATATTGATAATGTTAAGAGCGCACCTGAACCTGTGTGGTGGCGCGTTGTATCGCTCATTCAAAACTCTGTAGATCGAGACAAATGGGTTCATGTATTATCCAAAGATCATCCGGGATACACTCACGAAGAGACAGAAGAAAAAGCTTTATCTACTCAAGGTAAACCCCACACATGTGCAGACATAGATAATAACAACCCCGGCATTTGTACAAAGTGTCCTCATTGGAAGAAGATTTCTACGCCACTGCAGTTATGTAAGGTGCCTATCAAAGCGGAGGTAGTTGAGGCGGCTGCAATAGAGGGCGAGGTTATTACAATACCTAAAAAAGAGAAAAACAGATTACCTCAAACTTTAGACGATAAAGGCTATTGGATAGGGAAAAATCATGGAGGGGTATACAGGACTGTTACAGTACACGATAAAAAAGGAGGGGCATCTTTTGAGGATCAGATACTAATATACGACTATGAAATGCTTGTAGTCAAACATTTAAAAAGCTCTATAGATAAAAACTGTTTACTCGTTAATGTGTATCACCCGCACGACGGGCTATTAGAATTTATCCTGCCCATGAAGACAGTATACGATCCTACAGAGTTAAGAAAAATATTAACAAGTCAGGGAATTTATTATCAATCTAAACAACAAGAGGATTACATTATGAAATATTTTATAGACTACGCAACAGATATGCAGCGCAAGGGCAAGCTTGACACCATGTATGATCAGATGGGTTGGAACCAAGACAAGAGTTCGTTTGTTTTAGGGAGAAAGGAATTAAGAAGGGATGGTACGGAGAAAGACACTCCTATTTCTAACCTAGCTCAAACTATTGCCCCCTTCTTAACACAAAGCGGTACGTATAATAATTGGAGAACTGCAGCACAGAAGCTTAACCAAAACGGATTAGAGATGCATATGTTTACTATGCTGTGTGGTTTTGGTTCTATCTTGATGGAGTTTTCTTCTACGTCAGGCGTTGCCATTTCTTTGACAGGAGAATCAGGTTCAGCTAAAACAGGCGCATTGAAAGCGGCGACTAGTATATGGGGAGAACCGGAAAATGTATATGCCACGACTACTACCCCATTAGCTTTACAACAAAGATTTTTGACACTGCACAGCTTACCTGTAGGGTGGGATGAAGTAGGCAATAGGAGTGCATACCATATTTCTGATTTTGTTTTAGGTGTATCTTCAGGAAAAGCAAAGCTTAGGATGCAAGCATCAACTAACCAAGAACGTAATGTAGAAGCGCCTGCATCTGTGATAGCAATACTAACTTCTAATCACTCATTGATCGATAAATTAAAACAGCTTAGGTCTAACCCTAATGGAGAGGCGGCTAGGTTGATTGAATTTACAGTCAGAAAACCTAAAGCATTTATGGACAATGCGCGTATTGGTAAAGAAATCTTTGATGTTTTTAATAGTGATTACGGGTGGGCCGGTCCTGATTTTGTAAAAGCGGTTTATGCTTATGGGGATATTCCTAAAATTAAAGCCAACCTCGCTAAATGGGAGCAACGTTTTGTAGAAGATTTTGGTAATGATACTGCATATCGTTTCTATGAAAATTTAGTAGCCGTAACTATGACTGCGGGAGAGATTGTAAATGAGTCTAATATTCTAACGGTGGACGTTGAAAGGATTTATAAATTTATTATTGGTGAGATGATTACTATTAGAGATGAAGTAGTTAAAATTAATGATCAAGACTATGAAGATATTTTAGATACTTATATGAATACCAATCTAGATAAGCAACTTGTATTTAGAGACGGTAAGATGGAGTCGGCTCCTGATAGACAACTTACTATTCGCATAGACCACGACAAAAACTTTATCTACTTATCCAAGCGAGACTTTGATCAGCATTTAGCTGAGCTTACTATAAGTACTAAAGAGTTTGTTTATCAAATGAAACTACTGGGGGTAGACATTCAAGTCGGGAACGACCTAAAACAACGCATGACGGCTGGATGGCAAGACGTTTCTAAAGCAGCTACGTCAGTGTATAAAATTGCAATAAGCACATTAGGCGCAAAAGTTGAGATAAAAAATGCGGCTACACAATGATCCTGAATGGGTGTTGCCGTTTTCATCTATGGAGCCCGGAGATAGTTTTTTTATTCCCACAGTAAAAGCGCCGGATCTTTTGTATGCGATTGAAAGTGGAGCTAAAAGAGCAAAGGTAAGAGTGAAATCGTTAGTAGTAGTAGAAGATAATCTAATGGGTGTTAGAACGTGGATGCTTAGTTAACTGCCCATATCTTCTCGAACAGCGGTTTCAATTCTTTTGTTAAGAGTGATACCACCAACGCTATTATTGATTGAGTCTTCTCTATTTTTATAAGAACGTTTTAGAGTAGATCCGGTAATAGGGTTTGCGCTACCTATAGTGCTTCTATTGAAATCATTTATTTTACTTTGTACTTCTCTCATCATATCAAAGTCGCCGTTCTTGCGAGCTAAATAAGCTGCGGTTAAAAGACCAGAACGTCTAGCATTAAAGTTTTTCTCTGCTTGTTTCATTGATTGATTACGTGCATATTGTAAAGAGAGGTCTTCATTAGTAAACCCAAAGATTTGCAAGAATCCATCAAGTGGATTTAGCGGAGATATTTCAGCACCTTTTCTGTTCACTGCTCCTTCGGTAGCATATCTTATAGCTTTTAGAGGGTTACGCGCAAAGGCTGGAAGCGTCTGCTCTATTCCGCGATATATATTACCTCGTGCCATATCCTGTAATCCTCGATTAACGCTTAGACCATAAGAGAAGGAAGGTCCTAAACCTTGTTCTAACACATACTGCATGAGTCCAACTTCAGATACACGACGTGGATCTTCTCGCCAAATTAAGTTAGCAAACCCAGTACGCGATGCAATATCCACATTAAGTAGTTTATTAAGGGGGCCTCGGTATCCTATGTCTCCAAATATTTCCCGTGTAGATTCTTCAAAATCAAAAGGCTCATCTTCATCACCAAACATTGCATACATCATTTCTGCTAACGCTTGAGTAAATCCGTATAACGGTACTCCCTGTAATCCTGCAAAAGTAAACGAAGCGCCGTAGATACCTAGTATTTGTTTTCTTGCTATGTTTCTTACTTCTTTAGATTCTCCTCGATATGCATCATTAAAAGATTTAAATAATAAATGCAGCATTGCATGGCCATAACGTTTAAAGGTAAACATCACTTTACCAAATCCTTGTTGAAAGAATTTAGGTCCTATTTCAGGAAGCGCAGTACCATGTGACCTACGAGTAAACTCTCGTGATTTTTCTTCAGCCACTTCAAAGGAATCACCTTTCTCTTTAGCCGCTAAATACCCGGCGATGTAAGTTACTTCTCGGTTCATTCGTTCTGTATTTTGAAACATCCAACCCATTAATGCATCAAACTTAGCTTTAGTACCTACAAAGTCTTTAGCATTTGTCTTACGCATTTCAGTAAGTTCGTAGCCTACACCCCTACGAAACACACTATTATCTATTCCGGTTTTGTAAAGCTGTTGTAAGTCTTCTGGTAAATCTGTTCGTAGTTTACCGTCTTTCATCCCAAAAGATTGATCTGGTAAAAAACCTCGGTTACTATCTTTGCCACCACCAAAGTAATAACTAAAAGCTTGCCCCATTACTCTATTAGCTGTACCAAACCCATACTCTGCAACAAGTGTTGGGTAGACAATAATAGCTAACTGAGTGGCGTTAACCAATGCAGAAGACACATTACCAGCAATAGAAGTAAGATAACTTAAGTAAGCAAACCTAGAAGATATTGGGCCGGCTACAGGGTTATGAAAAAAGCTTTTAGAGTCTTCTAATCTATTTACTGCTGAACTAAGCGAAGTTTGTAAAGAAACGTCTTCTGGATTAGTAGGGTCTAATTCTGCTTGCATCTCAGCGTTCTCATTATTAACGTCTTTTATATTATCATTAATCTCTGGAATATATTTTAGGTTAGCAACTTGAGTTGCCATACGTGCACCTAGATCAATGAAGCCACCTACTACGTCTTCGATGTAACCCCCTGTACCAAGTCTTTGGCGTGACTGTTGCTTAATTGATTGAGACGGAAGAGCATCTAAAAATAACCCAGCCACTTCTTTAATCACAGCCTCGTCCACTATAGGTTTTCCCTCTTCATCTGTTTTTTGTAAAATGCTTGTTACTTCCTGCATTATGCCAACAGCCCCTTCACCACTTACTCTAAGTGATTTATTCTCAGGATCTATTTCTGCTTTTAACACAGTAATTCCGTCAGCGCTTCCTTGTCGAACAGCCGCTTCTACATATGCCGCTTTAGTTTCATACCTTGAAGTTTGGACTAAAGGTTGATACCTTTTAAACTCTTTTGCTTTTCTAAATGCTTTTTGATCTGAGGATTCCTCGGAGTTGTCTATTTCCTCCATGATTTGATTGTGTTCAGCCAAATCTTTGTCTGAGACGTAAGATAAAACATAATCCCCACGACGCCTAAACGGATGATAAAACTTTA